AGCGAGCGTAGTATAACACGAAGCGAGCGATATTACAAGACTCTCGGTAATATTTTGTAACCCTAATACCAAACCAGTTCAGTATAAACTTAAACCGATAGTTTTAGTTCGTTTGTATTAATCTAATGTTATAAATATCTGACATAGGTTGACAACAACTCTCTGTTATTGTAGAATATAAAGTAACACTCTAAGGGGTCTAATCTCATGCCAGTTAGTAACTATTACGGAGCAAAGACTAAGTATAGAATAACGCTGGAATTAGATGTCCTCGATGACTTTAATCCACAGCATATTAACTGGGATAAAGTATTAAAATTAGAGGACAATGAGTCAGTAGAAAGTTATATCGAAGACATGAGTAATCCTGTCAGTTGGTAACATAAACAGGGGGTCGGATAAAGTGTTACTGTAGTGTAGAAATCTTTTAAATCTAAATGTCAAACAGTACCACACAGTTTGTATCAGTTAACTTCGCCGAATTTCTGCTAGATAATGCTAACAATGGCAATGAAATCTTAGCAGTCTTGGATGATATCGCAGAGGGTGCAGATACAGCACTCTAAATGATAATGAGACAGTGTTAATATGTTAGGGGTTTGTGTTACTTAGTGTTTACACAGTTGTTGACACAAACCCCGATACATGTTATGATGAGTTATAGACAGTCTTTTGACAGTTATTATGCCCCTTCGTTGTTAGCGTTGCGTTTTGCGTTGCCCCGTTTTAAAAAAAGCAAACTACCCTAACCTACAAAGGTTCCCAAACGAGATGTATATATAAAAACCGCCGAAAATTTTTTTGACCTTTATTAGGTTTCATATATAAAAAATCCCCACTTGAAAAATATGTCAGGATACACTGCGAACATTACAGGAGATCAAGAAATATATCACATATACATTAAAGGAGAGTGTATCTATCATAGTCTGAATGAATCGCAGTTCAAGCAGACATGGGCATCTTTAAAAGGAATGGTTGGTTTAATGACCACTGCATATAAAGAAGAAGATTTATCATATGAGAAATGCCCCGCAGGAATTGGGAAAGGAGGCGGTACGGTAACATGGAAAGAACCAGAGGGGAGTGATAGTTATTAATGAACCATATTGGAGTATATGATAATATACTATCTAAAGAAGAATGTAATAAGATAATAAAATATTTTGAAGATTCTTCGTGGAAAGAACGTGCTTTTGTAACAGGAAATGGAAGTGGTACAAAAGAGATTCAACCAAAATTTAAGAATGGGTCAAATTTAACTGTAAGGTTATCAGATTGTGATAAGACCATGTATAATTATTTGAAGGAATATATCTTACCTGCATTAGGAAAAGGACTTGGTGAATATAAAAAGAAGTTTCCATTTATGGATCATGGATTAGATGCATGGAGTATAGAAGATGGATTTAATATACAAAAGTTTGATGGTAAGGAAGAAGGATACTTTGTACAACATTGCGAATCTTGTACAAGTAGAAATTGTAATCGAATGTTGGTATGGATGATATACTTAAACAATGCAAAATGTGGTACTAGATTCTATTATCCTACAAGAGACGTAAAGGCAAAGGAAGGAAGATTAGTGCTATGGCCTGCAGGTTGGACGCATCCACATTCAGGTATTCTACCAAACATAGGAGAAAAGTATATGATAACGGGTTGGTATTCTTTCGATTGACATATACATATAATTGATCTATAATGACTATGTAATTACAAAACACTATGGCAAAAGGATTTACAGTCAAAGCCAATGCTCCTAAACCAAAGAAGAAAGAGGAGTGGGATATTGACGCAATTAAAGCAAGGATGAAAGGGAAGACAATTGTATTTTGTCTTCCAGGACGTGGATGTTCTTTCGTTTTTCTGAAGAACTTTGTGCAGTTATGCTTTGATATGGTTCAGAATGGAATGTCCATCCAGATCTCACAGGACTATTCCTCAATGGTTAACTTCGCAAGATGTAAGTGTCTTGGAGCAAATGTACTCAGAGGTCCTGATCAAATACCTTGGGATGGAAAACTTAAGTATGATTATCAACTTTGGATTGACTCGGATATAGTCTTTGATTCTAACAAGTTCTGGCAGTTATGTGATCTTGCAGTTCCTGCTGAATCAGTTAAGGAAGATGGAAGTATAGACGAAGACTTACTTAATGAGCGTTCTATAACTGGTGGTTGGTATGCCACAGAAGATGGTAGCACTACATCTGTCGCACACTGGTTAGAGGAAGAGGATTTCCGCAAGAACGGTGGAGTTATGAATCATGAAACCGTCGAAAGTATCTCGAAAAGAAAGAAACCTTTCACAGTAGACTATACTGGTTTCGGTTGGGTGCTTATCAAGCACGGTGTATTTGAGAAACTTGAGTATCCTTGGTTTGCTCCTAAGATGCAACAGTTTGAGTCAGGTGCAGTTCAAGACATCCTCGTATTCGTGTAGGTCACGAAAAAACTCGTGTAATATAAGGTACGAGATCATGGATGCACTTAAGGAGTGGGTGTCACACCACATGAGAGAGAAGTCATCAGAAGATCTATGGTATCTGTCTGAAGAGATTCTAATGGAACTATCTGGGCGTGACTCGATTAAGTATAGAATCATTGAAGATAAAGTTGAAATTACACACGATTCGGAGGGATGTTAAATGCCAAGAATGTATAGTGCGTCAGGAGACGTAACTGTTGAATCTAGACCGAAAAAAACTCGTCAAGGAAAAGGAAAGCATACTAAATATGCCGCTTCCTCTCGTAACGAGAAACCAAAAAGAACCAGAGGTCAAGGTAAATAAATAAAAAGGACTCATAGAGTCCTTTTTTTAATGCAAATGAGGAAAAATGGAAAACAAAATGCTTCGAGAGATAGCAAACGATGTTCAAACTCCTAAAAAACGTGATTCTAAGGTGCAAAATGACCTTTATGAGAACTTAGAAGACGCAGATTTTTATGAAGGTTTGGATTATGACGACCAAACTCAAATAATTGGGTAAAAATCCTTAATAAATAAATTATAATTCTAAATATTAGAAAAATTTATGCCTATAGAACGAGTTAGTAGAGGATTTAAGGATCTTAGTATGACTTTTCAGTCTAATCCACTGAATGATGACCTTATTGGTCTGAAAAATGCTAATGCAATTGCTCGTTCTATAAGAAATATTGTGATGACCTATCCAGGTGAAAAGTTTTTTCAACCAGATTTTGGTTCAAAGGTATCAAGATTACTTTTTGAGAACGTAGATGACATAACAGCATCTCAAATTCAAGAAGAAATTGAATTTTCTATTACTAACTATGAACCTAGAGTTAATTTAACTCGTGTTACTATAGTAGCAGACAATGATAATGCTTCATTTGATGCAACTATTACATATGACATCGTAGGAGCAGACGTAGCTCCACAAGAATTACAATTCGCCTTACAATCAACTCGATAAGATGCCGTTAGTTAATTTTTCTAACCTCGATTTTGATGAGGTTAAGACTTCTCTTAAAGATTACCTTAGGTCAAACTCCAATTTTACGGACTATGACTTTGAAGGATCTAATTTATCATCAATTTTAGACGTATTAGCATATAATACCTACATTACTTCATACAATGCCAACATGGTAGCCAATGAAGTATTCATTGATAGTGCTACTCTACGAGAAAATGTAGTAGCATTAGCAAGAAACATTGGTTATAACCCAAGATCCAGAACTGCATCTACAGCAACTATCAGTTTCTTCGTTGATTTGACAGGTGTTACTCCTGCTCCTGCGACTGTAACCCTAAGTAAAGGTCCTGTAGCAGCAACTTCGGGTTCAGTAGGGGCAAATTCCTACATGTTTTCTATATTAGAAGATATTACAGTGCCAGTTCACACTGATTCTAATGGAACTGCAACAGCAGACTTCAATAATATTAAGATTTCGGAAGGAACACTAGTAACAAGTGCATTTACTTTTACTTCAATTAACCCAAATCAAAAATTTATACTTCAAAATACAGGAATTGACACATCTTTGATGACTGTAACTGTAAAAAATAATGTATTTGCTACTACAGGTGCAAAATATAGTGCTCAAGATAGTCTTTTTGACATTACTGGCGAATCTAAAGTATATTTTCTTCAAGAAGTAGAAGATGAGAGATATGAATTGTTCTTTGGGGATGATATTTTTGGTAAAAAGTTAGAAGAAAGTAATTATATTACTGCAGAATACATTGTAAGTGATGGAGAAGGTGCAAATGGCATTAGTAACTTTACTTTTGCAGGAAGATTGTCATATATTAGAAATTCCCAGTCTTATTCAGTGTCTAGTGGGGTTTCTTTGTTGACTACAGACCTTAAATCTTCTGGTGGAGAGACTATTGAGAGTGTAGAATCAATTAAAAAGTTTGCACCACGCATTTATGCCTCTCAAAACAGAGCAGTTAGTGCTAGTGACTACGAAATTTTAATTCCAAACAAAATTTATCCTGAAACTGACTCAATTTCTGTGTTTGGAGGAGAAGAAATGATTCCTCCTCAGTATGGAAAGGTCTTTATTAGCATAAAACCACGAACAGGAGATTTTTTACCAAATTTAATCAAAGAAAATATTAAAACTAAACTTAAAAAGTATGCTGTTGCTGGAATTGTCCCAGAAATTCTTGATTTAAAGTATCTTTATATTGAAGTTGACTCAAAAATTTACTATAACAGCAATTTAGCACCTTCTGGCGAATATGTTTCAACTTTAGTTCAAGAAAATGTTGAAACATATGCAGATTCAACTGAATTAAATAGATATGGTGCTAGATTTAAGTATAGTAAGTTCTTAAAAGTAATTGATGAGAGTGATGCTTCTATTACATCGAACATTACCACTCTACAAATGAGAAGGGATATGCGAGCTGTATTAAATAGTTTTGCAGAGTACCAAATTGGGTTTGGGAATGAATTTTATATTAAGAATATGGGTGGATATAATATCAAATCTACTTCATTCCGCATAAGTGGCATTTCTCAGGAAATTTACTTATCCGATGTACCCAATTCTAATAGAGAAACAGGATCCATCTTTTTCTTTACTCTTCCTTCTCCTAATTCCACCTCTCCAACTATTATAAGGAGAAATGTGGGTACTATTAATTACAAGAGTGGTATTATTACTTTAAATCCCATGAATATAATTTCGGGTAAATTAAAAGATGGGCAAACTATTATTGAATTGTCTGCATGTCCTAAATCTAATGATGTGGTTGGATTACAGGATCTTTATTTGCAACTAGATACTAGTAAGAGTAATTTTGAGATGATTGTTGACGACATTACTTCAGGATTAGATCCAGCAGCATCAAATTATACCGTAACATCTAGTTATCATAACGGGAACTTAGTAAGATCATAAAATGCCACAAAATAGAGTTAAGTTTAGCAACATTGTACAAAATCAACTTCCTGATTATGTTCAGGATGAATTTCCTTTAGTTGCAGAATTTTTAAAAAGTTATTATCAAGGTCAAGAGTATCAAAGTGGTCCTATAGATCTAATTCAGAATATTGATGAATATATTAAAGTTAGTAAATTAACCAACAACATTAGTTCTGTAATACTTGACACTGCTTTAGGTTATAGTGAGGATGAAGTTACTGTTGATTTAATTAAATCTCCTCAGGGAACAAGAGGATTTCCTGAAACCTATGGTTTATTAAAGATTGATGATGAAATTATTACATATAGTGAAAAAACTGATTCAAAGTTTACTGGGTGTGTAAGAGGTTTTAGTGGGGTTACATCTTATGAGAAAAAGGGAACCACAGATGATTTAGTTTTTGAAATTACAAAAATTTATGAACATGAATCTGGATCTACAATTACTAATTTAAGTAATTTGTTCCTTGAGCAGTTTTTACTGAAAGTAAAACGACAACTTACTCCTGGATTAGATACTAGAGATCTTCATAGCGATTTAGATCAAAATAACTTTATAAAACAATCAAAAGATTTTTATTTAAGTAAAGGTAGTGATAAATCATTTGAAATATTATTTAAAGCTTTATATAATGAAGATGTAAAAATAGTTAGACCAAGAGATTTTCTTTTTACTCCTTCTAATGCTCAATGGAGAGTTACTAATGATCTAGTAGTTGAGGCTATTACTGGAAATCCAGAAAATCTTGCAGAATCTACTTTATTTCAACAACCTTATGGAGAAAGTATTAATAAAGCATATGCACCTATAACTGATGTTAAACCGATTGATGTTGGATATGGGCAGACGTATTATAAACTTAGTATTGATTCTGGTTACAATAGAGATATTAGAGTTGATGGTGCAATTTATGGAGATTTTAAAGTACAACCAACAACGAGAGTAATTGGTGCAGTATCAGCAGGATCTACTGTTCTTAATGTAGATTCTACAGTAGGATTTGCTGAAACAGGAGGAGATTTATATATTCCATACTCTGATGGAACTACAGGTATTGTTTCTTATACTTCCAAGTCATTAACACAGTTTTTTGGTGTAAATGAAGTAGAAATAGATATATCCGATGCGACAACCATTGGAATTAATACTTTTTCTTATGGACAATCAAATATAGATCAGAATGAAACTATAACTGTTAGAATTAACTCGGTTTTAAGTAAATTTAATTATGATGACAATGCTTATTCATATTCTGCAGGGGATATAGTTAAATTAAAAACTTTAGGTATTTCGGATAGTGAATTTAAAGCAAAAAATTGGTTTTATAATATTTCTCCAACTTATAAAGTTAAAAGTATTGAATTAATTGATTCTTCAGATAGTACTTACACGATTAATTTAAATGTAGATCATTGTTTTAGATTTGGTGATAATGCTGTTATAATAGACAGTGTTGGTGGCACTAAAAATACAAATATCATTAATATAGTTTCTGCAACATCTGTAGTTGTAAGAGGTCAAGGAAATTTAGACTCTACAGATACATATACAATTAAGCGTTCTATATTAAGGGCAGATTCTAATAGTTTTCCCGAAACTATCATTTATAATACGAATGTTCAAAATGTTTATAAGAAAGAAGATACTCTTTTAGTTGCTTCTCCTTCATTACCTACTTACAATGGTCAACCCATTAATGTTTTTGGTCAAACTGTTAAATTTACAGGTACTTTCCAAGGAACTGAATTTAATATAAGACCCATAGGTGATCATGGTTTCTATACTGGAGATGAGGTATATTATATTCCTGAAAAAGTTAATTATGAGTATTTTGATTCTTTAGGTACTAAAAAAACTGGTTTAAAGGTTGCTTCTTCTTTATTTGCAGGAGATGTTGATTATATTGTTACTGGAGAGGCAGGTGGTAAAGATGTTGAAGGCAGAATCCCTCCAAACGAAGGATTATTCTTCATTTATAGAATTGATGAAAATAATGTAAAACTATCAAAGAGTAGAGTCAATCTTTTTAATGAAACTTTTGTTTCTATTGATAATTCTATCTCTGTAACTGATTGTAAGTTCATACCAAATAGTTTTAAGTTTAAAACTTTAGAATCTCAGCAAATTTTAAGAGAAATTGCCATTCCTGAAAATGATGGAACTATAACAACTACAGAACCAGGATTTACTGGGATTTTAATAAATGGAGTTGAAATTTGTAATTATAAATCTAGAAATTTTGTTCATTATGGAAAAATTGAAAAAATTGACGTAAATGCATCTGGTAGCGATTATGATATAATTAATCCTCCACTTTTAACCATTAGTGATACAATAGGAACAGGTGCTACTGGATGTGTAGCAGTTTCTGGTAGTCTTAAAGAAATTAGACTTTTAGATTCTGGTTTTGCCTATCAAAATACTCCAGTTGTAACTATTGAAGGTGGAAATGGATCAGGAGCAGTTGCTTCTGCAAATATGAAGGATATTGTTAATTCAGTCTCCTTTAATTCTCAATCTGATGTTGGTTTAGGTACTACTGCGTATAATTCTTATGAAATTGGGTTTGGAACGTACCATAAGTTCACCAATTTTGAAGAAGTTGTTTATAAGAATGATGGTCAGCAGAATGTTGGAGGATTAAGCACAGATTCTACATATTTTGTTTCTAATGTAGGAGTAACGACTGTTAAACTTTTCCCTACTCAAGTAGATGCTCTTTCTGGTATTAATACTGTTCAATTTACTTCATTTGGTATAGGAAAGCAATTTATTAATGCAATTAATAAAACAAAAATTGTAGAGGGTATTACTGTAACTTCTTCGGGAGTTGGATATGAGAATAAGAAGAGAACGGCTCTAAGTTCAGGAATAAGCACTGCTTCTAATGAGATCACTATTATAAGTCATGATTATAAATCTGGAGAAGTAATTAATTACATAGAATCTTCAAATACAGTTATTAGTGGACTTTCTACTGATACTGGATATTATGTTACTGTAGTAGATAATAATAATTTCAAGTTATCTGAAGTTGGAATTGGATCAACCACTAAATCTACTTATTATGATAATAAAGAATATATTGATTTTACAACGGCAGGAGTAGGAACTCATACATTTAATTATCCTTCAATTTCAGTAAAAGTAGTAGGAGAAGTTGGAATATCATCAGTAGGAACTGAAACATTTGAATGTAAGGTTCAGCCAATATTCAGAGGAGAAATAACTTCTGTACACCTTATAGATCAAGGTGTTGGTTATGGATCTTCTGAAATTATTAATTTTAACAGAGAACCCCAAGTCCTCTTATCATCAGGAAAAGAAGCTCAGTTACAACCAGTTATAGTTAACGGATCGCTTACTGAAGTTGTAGTAATGAGTAAAGGGCAGAAATATAACTCTGCACCTACTTTAACTATATCAGGTGATGGTATCGGTGCTGTAATTACTCCAGTCTTTGAGAATAACGAAATTACTGATGTAAAAGTTATTAATGGTGGAATTGGATATGCACAAGCATCTACTTCCATTTCTATAGATTCTTCTGGATCTGGAGTTAGTATAAAACCTGTTCTTCAAAGTTGGAGAGTTAATTTATTTGAAAGAAATTTTGATAATATCACAGGAGATGATGGATATATTGCTCATGAATTTAATTCAGGATATGGTCTTCAATATTCTCATTTATATGCACCTAGAGTGTTAAGAGAGTCTGTATTTGCAAATAATCAAGAAGGTCAACCTTTATATGGAGATAAAGATTTAAAGCAGGTTAATGGATTAGAGGTTGCTTCAGATCAACACTCTCCTATTATTGGATGGGCATATGATGGTAATCCCATTTATGGTCCATATGGATATGTGAAGAAATCGGGTGGAATAGTAACTCAAATGAAATCTGGTTATTCCCTAGATTTGCAATCACAAAGACCTCCTGTTGAAGGTTTCCCTGAAGGATTTTTTGTAGAGGATTATTCTTACAAAAAAGTAACTGATGAAACCATTCTTGATGAAAATAATGGAAGATTCTGTGTTACTCCTGAATATCCGAATGGGACTTATGCATATTTTGCTACAATTGATTCAGGTGCTACAGAAAGTTCTGGTCCTTTTGATAGATATAAAAAACCAACATTCCCGTATTTAATTGGTGAAAATTATAAATCAATTCCTAATGATTTTAACTTTAAAAAACAATCCAATCAAACAAGTATAGATTTATACAATTCAGGATGGAAAAGGAATACTGATCGTTATAACTTAATTGAAGGAAAAACTGAGTATGATTATTTGTATATTCCTAACAAATTATCTCAAACTATTGATATTAAATCTACAAATCCAGGTTCGGTTGAAAAAATTGGAATTGAAACTGGAGGAATTTTATATAATGTAGGAGATGTTGTTAATTTTGATAATACTGATACTTCGGGAAGGGGAGTAGTTGCAAAAGTTTCTGCTATTGAAGGAAAGGCAGTTGATACTATAAGTGTTGCTACAAGTTCAATTGCTGGAGTTGAAGTTTATCCTGGCGAGAAAAATGGAACTTATCTTTTTGTTTCAGATAATCCTCATAATTTTAAAAATTTAGATGGTATTGATGTAAGTGGGTTGTCTACTACCTCATCTAAAATTGAAGGATATTATAATGTAGGAGTAACAACTAATCGTTTTGTAGTAACTGGTGTTGGAACTACTTCTTCTGGGATAGGAACAGATGGAGTAACAGGATTAGTCACTTATGTTAGTGTTAATGGAAATCTTTCATATCCTTCTATATCTCCTAATGATATTTTAGGAATCGGTACAGAAAGAGTAAAAGTTTTAAATGTAGATAAAGAACGTTCTAGAATTAGAATATTAAGAACATCTAGTGGAACAGTTTCTGCTGCACATACAGTTAGTTCGTTCTTCTTTCAGGATCAACGTAGATTAACGGTTAATGCAGGATTTAAGACAACCTATTCCTCTAATAGGAATAGACAAATTTACTTTAATCCCACGGAAACAGTTGGATTAGGTACAACTGCTGGTGTTGGTATTGGGACTACTTTATCTTTCTCAAATCCAGGTGCAGG